TTAATTACCAAAGGTTATAACCTAAAAAGGTTAATTACCAAAGGTTATAACCTAAAAAGGTTAATTACCAAAGGTTATAACCTAAAAAGGTTAATTACCAAAGGTTATAACCTAAAAAGGTTAATTACCAAAGGTTATAACCTAAAAAGGTTAATTACCAAAGGTTATAACCTAAAAAGGTTAATTATCCTTGATAATTTTACCATTCTTAAGTTCTATAGTTCTTTTTGTATATTTTAATAATTCTTTATCGTGTGTTATTAAAATAATAGTTTTTGTTTTTTCTAATTCTTGTATAAGTCTAATAACTTTTTCTTTATTTTTTTTATCTAATGAGGAAGTGGGTTCGTCTAATATAATTGCTTTATGTTTATTGAATAAGAATCTTAATAACCATACAATTTGTCTTTGTCCTCCCGATAAAAGAGACCCACTCTTACCTACCTTTTTATTCATTAATCTTTTAAAATCTGGAATAATATCATTTATTTCATTTTTTTTAAGTATATTGAATATTTGTTTTTCACTTATTTTTTCATCAATACCATATGTGATATTTTCATATAGAGTTCTATTAAATAATTTAGGGTGTTGTGGAATATATCCTATAACTGCCCTAAGTTTATCTATAGGAACTTTATTAATTTCTATATTATTAAGTAATATTTGACCTTTTTTATAATCTTTAAGTCTAATAATAAGTTTAGCAATAGTAGATTTTCCAGAACCAATGGTACCTATAATTGCCGTAGTTACATTCGGTTCTAAAGTAAGATTAAAATTTTCAAATATAGGTTTATCTGTATATCCAAAAGTTAAATTTTTAATTTTAATGGTTGTTTCTTTAATTTTACTAAGTTTTTCAATATTATTAGGATCATATGTTTCTTTGCTATTTTCAGGTAATCTATTTAAAAATGCCTTTAAAATATCAACTCTTCCTTTAGTATCTATAAAAAACTGAGTATCATAATAAATAGACATTAGTGTTGTTAATATAGAGTAATTAATAATTACAATAGATACTAAAGTTCCTATTTTATATGTATTATTGAGGTATAATTTGAAGGAAACTAAATTTAGAACTATAAATATTATAATAAATGTAACGGAATAAATTATTTTAAAATTATTATTACATTTATTTAATATTCTTTCTGATTGACTTGTTTTAAGACTATAATCCCATAATCTATCTTTTTCATCTTTAGTTTTTTCAGATGTATAGATAGATAAAAGATTTGATAAAGTATCTTCTATTTCTTCATGCGTAAAATCATATATAGTTTCTGAATCTATTACTTTTTTTTCACAAGTTTGTGTATATTTATAACATATTCCTACTACTGCAACAATACAAACTAAATACACCAAACCTAATATTTTATTATGGTAAAATAAATATAGAAAGGTAGATACTATAAAAAATAAATTAGTAAATAGGAAATTTCTTACATTTTGAAATACATCATAAAGGATATATGGTGAATTAATTATTTTAGTAAGTATCTCACCTAATTTCAAATCTTCATAATTAGATTTATGTCTTTCTATAATTTCTTCAATTATATATTTTCTAATATAACTAATAAATTTAGGTTGTAAGTTAGAACTTATTCTACCAGATACTAAATTAAAAAACTGATATACTGACCAAATAAATATTAACATTATAAATATATTTTTTATTTCACTCATATTTTTCTTCTTTATAATAGAAATCAATTTACCATAATAATGAGGTAAAGCTACCTTATTTAATGGTATATATAAGAAAGTTAATATATATAAAATATACATATAAAGATTGTCTTTAATGAAATTAATATAAAGTTGATATATCATTATATTAATTAGAGGTAAAAAATATTTTTTTTTAAATTAAATTATAATATTTGGATTATTTTTACTTATACTATACACTTGGAATGAAATTCCTATACACTAGGAATAAATTCCCATTTTAAATGCTCGCAGATTTTCTCCCAAATTAAATCCTGTTGGTGTAATTTTTCCCTACTTTTTAGTAATATAAAACAATCCATAAATTCGTCTAAGTCTAATAATTGAACAAATTTATGTAGAACATAGGAATATGATAAGAAATTCTTTCTCTCTTTAGGACAATGTTTCGCAAATGGTATCTGTATTTCTTTAAACATTCTCCGTAATATTTCCTCTGTTTCTCTTGACATAATAGGAGGTGGTAATCCATTTAATTTATTCATAATATGAGGTACGTGTTCATAATATTTATTTTTTTTAAGTTTTTTGAGAATTTCTCTTATCTTACCCTGTGTTAAATTAGACATATTATCAATTCTTTCTTTTTTTATTTCTAATAATATTTGGTCATATAAATCTTTAGGTATATCAGTTGTTTCTTTGGCTTGAAATTGTGCCAACCATTCATTAAAATGATTAATTCTTTTATAGGCAAAATAACATACCTCTTTTGGCGGATCCTTATAAGAAGGTTTATCGGAATCAATAATAATATAGGAAATATCACCACATTTATTACATATCATACAACCCTGTGAAAGATGTATTATTTTTTCACCTTGACACTTTGTACATATGTCATTTGGATCGTCATATACTTTTACAAAATCATTATCTGTTATAGATAAATATTGTTCGCAAATATTTTTCCTAGAGTTTTTAGTTAATGAGTCTTTACTTAACCAATCCATAACACTTTTAGATGAATTTGTGGATTTTTTAGTTTCCAATGGTTTTTTACTATTTTCATAATAATCAAACAATAAACTTGAAGTTTTTAATAAATATTCATTCTCTTCATCATTATTTTCTAAACTTTTTATTTCATTTTCTATATTTTCAATTCTTTCCTCTAAATTATGTTTCACTTCAAAATCTTCATCATTTAAAGTTTTTAAATCTATACCTTCAAACTTTAAATATTCCTGTTGTAACACTTTTAATTCTCTCCTTTTTAAAGGTAATTTACCTTTTTTTTCCTTAAATTTTTTAATAGTTTTATTATGCTTGGCGTCAATAGTTGTTCTTGTATCCACATACTTCTTTTTCCTATTTTTTACCTTAAATGACATAATTAGAATATTATATTTATATATTTAAGAAAGTTCCTTTAAATTAAAAATTAATATGTATTTATTAGCATTTAATTTTTACGATAGCAAAAAAAAAAAATTTTTCTTATAAAAAATAATTCAATATATATTATTTATGGTTTATTTTTATTATATAAAAAAAATATAAATAAAACTTTATTTTTTATTAATTCTCGTAAAAAAAATATCTTGTTATAGATTATAAAAAATGGGAGGAGGATTAATGCAATTAGTTGCCTATGGCGCTCAAGATATTTATCTTACTGGTAATCCACAAATTACTTTTTTCAAAGTTGTCTACAGAAGACACACTAACTTCTCAATGGAATCCATTGAACAAACTTTCAACGGAACTGCTGATTTCGGCAGAAAGGTTGTCTGTACCATCTCCAGAAATGGTGATTTAATCCACAGAGTTTACCTCCAAGTAACTCTCCCTGGTGTTGTTGCCGTTGGTGGTGATTACTTCAGATGGGTCAACTGGGTTGGACACGCTCTCGTCAAGAACGTTGAAGTCGAAATCGGTGGACAAAGAATCGATAAACACTATGGTGACTGGCTCCACATCTGGAATGAACTTACCCAAACTGCTGGTAAACAAGCCGGATACGCCAATATGGTTGGTAACGTCGACAGATTATTCAGACCTGTTGGACGTTTATCAGGTGCTGGAGGTTCCGGTACTTCTAGTATTAGACAAGCTGGACACGCTGACGGTGAAATGCCTTCAGTTACTCTTTACATCCCACTTCAGTTCTGGTTCTGTAGAAACCCAGGTCTTGCTCTTCCACTTATTGCCTTACAATACCACGAAGTCAAGATTAACCTCGAATTCAGAACCCTTGCTGAATGCTGTGGTGTTAATTCAACATCTAATATTCCATCAGGTGTCTCATTAACTGGTGCTTCATTATATGTTGACTACATTTACTTAGATACTGATGAAAGACGAAGATTCGCCCAAGTTTCACACGAATACTTAATTGAACAACTTCAATTCACTGGCGATGAATCAGTCACTTCAACTAACAACAAGATTAAACTTAACTTCAATCACCCATGTAAGGAATTAGTATGGGTTACTCAATTAGATGACTGTGTTGTTGCCGCTCCTACAGGTGCCAAAGTTAAGGGCCGACAATGGTTTAACTATACTGATAAAGTTGACTCTACTCCATATGTTCAAAATGATGCCCTTGTTCTCAACGATATCTTAGATGGTGTTATTAATACCTCCCCAGGAGTAAATGTTGGTTCAGCATATGACGCAACTAATGCTATTAGTTCGGCACTCGATGCTAATAATACTACTAATATGGGTGGTCAAGTTGTTGCCGGTAATATTGACGGAAATGCCAATCCGGGTCTCTTATCCCTTAACAACGCCTTATATGACCAGGGT